CACTTTTTCGCACCGTGTCCCATTGGGCGAATTTGCGAACTAGCACAACAATTTGAGAGGGGAAAGCGAATTATGGCCGCACGCGGAAACAAGGGAAAGCCGACCATCTTAAAACTGGTTTCGGGCACTGCGCGCGCGGATCGGATGCTACCGAACCAACCCGATGCACGCGGCGAGATTGGCGACGCACCGGGGCACTTCAACGAACTTCAGCGGGCTTGCTGGGATGAAGCGAAGGGCACGTCCGCCGATGGATTGCTCACAGCATGCGACCGCCCGCTATTCGGCGCCTACGCGCTATCGAATGCCGCGCTGATCGCGGCGACGAAGGAATTCAACCGAACGGGAAACGCAATCCTGTTGCGAAGCGATCAGGACGACGCGCGCTTGATCGTGAATCCGTACTTGAAGGACATGCGGCGAAGCATCGAGATGATTCGCCAGCTAGCCAACGAGTTCGGATTTTCCCCGGCCGCGCGGACCCGCATTTCGCTTCCGACCGGCGAAAGTCTCGACGACCCGCTAGCGAAATTTGTCTGAAAGGAAACGTCATGATTGCTCTGATATTGATGATTCTTGCGCTAGTCGCATTCCTGATCGCCGCGTTTGGCGTCGCTACTCCGCGGCTTTCGCTCGACTGGACCGCGGTCGGACTCGCCTTCGTGGGGGCGGCGTGGCTTGTGACGCACGTAACGCACGTCGCGGCATAGAGGCGCATGACGCGAACATCGAAAGCCGCGCTTTCGCTGTTGCTTGCGCCGTTGGCGATAGGCGCGGCTTTCGTTCTTGTCAAATACTGGTTCGTGTGGACGCCGGTCGCTGCGCTGTTGGCGGCGGTCCTGTTCATCGACAGCAAGCGATGATCCATTACCACGGGACGCCGATATCGCCGCGCGATCAACTGTTGCGCATGGGCGGGCGTCACTTTTGCATTTCGATCATTGACCCGCGCGACTTGGCGACGTGCATCCGGATCGGGCAGTCGGTCTTGCTCGACAACGGCGCGTTTTCGCACCATACCCGCGGGACCCGGCCGGACTGGTCGGCGTTTTACAAGTGGATTGCGCCGGTACTCGGGCATCCGCATTTCGCCGTGATTCCCGACGTGATCGACGGCAACGAAGAACAGCAAGACGCCCTGCTTGCCGAATGGCCGTTTCGCCGGTCGCTCGGCGCGCCGGTATGGCATCTAAACGAAACGCTGTCGCGGCTCCTGTCGCTGGCGGACCGTTACCCGCGCGTGTGCTTCGGATCGTCGGGCGCGTTCTGGCAAATCGACTCGCCCGCGTGGCGCCGCCGCATGGATGAAGCGTTCAACGCGCTGGCGAAAAGCGGTCATGGCGTGCCGTGGATTCACGGCTTGCGCATGCTCGGGCAAACGGACGGCGATTGGCCGCTTGCAAGCGCCGACTCGACGAACGTCGCGCAAAGCTTCAAGCGGGATACGGGTTGCGCTGAATGCAAGGCGGCGCCGATTGACGCGAGTCAGACGCCGCTATTTTGGAATCCGCGACCGACGCAGCAAGACTTGCTCGGCGCAGTTATGAACTGACGGGTCCCCTCCCGTTGAACCGGCGTTGCTGTTCCCTCCCTTCAGCGCGCCGGTTTTTTTTCGCCGCCGCGCGCCCGACACTCGAAATCCGGATGAAGCCCCGTCATCAAAAGGAAATATTGCCAGCGCGTCGCGTCGATGCGCCGGGCGCCGGTTTCATATTCGCACCATCGAGGCGGGCCGGACAGCAACGCGATCCGCGCGCAGTCCGCTTGCGTGAGGGCGGCGGCGGCGCGGGCGCTGCGCACGTCGTCGGGGGAAGGGTTCGAGGTCGGGAACGTCATCTTGCGCAAAGCGTAAGGCAATATGGGGCGACCGCGCAAATATAACGATCCCGTGACCCGGTACGCCCGCGATGTGCTGGCGCAATCCATCGTCGCCGGGCCGCACGTGCGCGATGCGTGTCGGCGGCATTTGTCCGACTTGGAACTCGCGACCGCGCGCGGATGGCGGTTCGACGTGGAAAAGGTCGACCGGGCGCTATCCTTTTTTCCGGCGATCCTTCGCCTAAACGGCGGCGAATTCGAGGGCGCGGCGTTCGCGCTCGCGCCGTTTCAGGAATTCATTGTCGGCAGTGTGTTCGGATGGGTTGATACCGAAGGACGGCGCCGCTTCCGCGTTTGTTATGTGGAAACCGGCAAGGGCAACGGCAAGTCGCCGCTTGCCGCCGGGATTGGGCATTACATGCTCATTGCCGATCAGGAACCGCGCGCCGAAGTCTACGCGGCGGCGACGAAAAAAGATCAGGCGATGATTCTATTTCGCGACGCGGTCGCCATGGTGCAACTGTCCCCGTCGCTGTCATCGCGCATCACGCCGATAGGCGGGCAGAATTGCTGGAATCTCGTTTACGGGGGATCTTTTTTCCGGGCGATATCGAGCGATGACGGCCAGTCCGGCCCGCGTCCGCACTGCGCGCTGATCGACGAGATACACGAACACAAGGACGACGTCGTCATCGAAATGTTGCGCGCCGGATTCAAGGGGCGCCGTCAACCGCTGTTGTTCATGATTACGAACAGCGGAAGCGACCGCCAGTCCGTGTGCTTTCGGTATCACGAACGCGCCGTCAACATTGCCGCGGGCGCGCTGCAAGACGACCGTTTCTTTTCCTACGTGTGCGCGGTCGACAAGGACGACAAGCCGTTACAGGATGAATCATGCTGGCCGAAAGCCAATCCGAACTTGGACGTCACGATAGATCACGACTATTTGCGCGACCAAGTCCGCGAAGCGTTGCAGATGCCAGCAAAGGAAGCGACCGTCCGCCGGTTGCACTTTTGCGAGTGGACCGAAAGCGCGAACCCTTGGATATCCCCGGAAGTGTGGCAAGCGGCGCTGCGCAAGTTCGACCCCGAAGAATTGCTGACCGGGACAATCCATCTCGGGATCGACCTGTCCGTCGTCACGGACTTGACCGCAATCGCCATCGTGCAACGCCGCGTCGACGAACTCGGCGTCACGCGTTACCGCGCCGCGGTCGAGTTCTTCGCGCCCGCCGAGGGCGTCGTCGAGCGATCCGCGCGCGACCGCGTGCCGTTCGATCAGTGGATACGCGAAGGGCATTTGAAAACGACGCCGGGCGCCGATATCAAGTATTCGTTTCTCGCGCAACGGCTCGGGGAAATCCGCGCGCGCGCGCACATCTCGCAAGCCGCGTTCGACCGCTATCGAATCCGCGAACTGAAAAAGGAACTCGAAGACCAAGGTATATGGATAACGATGGTCGAGCATCCGCAAGGCACGCTGCGATCCACGGAAACGGACCTTTACATGCCGCTGTCAATCGAGATACTCGAATCGGCGTTGCTCGAAAAGCGCATCGAGATTTGCGAAAATCCCGTCCTGACGTGGAACGCGGCGTCCGCGATGACCGAAGCCGACCGGCAACTAAATCGCGTGTTCACGAAGCGCAAGTCGACCGGGCGCATCGACGGCGTCGTCGCGCTGGCGATGGCGGTCGGCGCGGCCGAAACAGCGAAGCCGCGCTTACCGATGATCGAAGTTATCTAGGACCCTTGCCGGGCATGACGCCGCCTTCGGGCGTCACGTGCCACGGTTGACCCCACAAATTCAACAACACTTTGACGGCTTCGCGATTGATCGGACGATTTCGCAGCGCGCGCGGATTCATTAGCCGCACGGTCTGCGGCTCGATATCGAACAGCGAATAGAATTCCTTGCGCATGTAGGTCTTGCCCGAGGCCGTCGAGACGACAACCCCGCCGCGTTCAAGCCACGCGTGCAAGTGGCGGTGGTCGTTGTAGGGATTGGGACCCATGACGCCGACCGCGATGCGCCATCCCGGATCGCTCACGCGAAGCTTTCCCCATGCGTCGATTGCCTGATGAAAACAACCGCCCAAACCCGGGGCGGTTGCGACGTAACGGGCGAACTCGATCATGACTTGTTCACCTTCAACGCGTGTTCAAGCACGCGCCTTCGTTCCTGTTGCGTCAGTTCGGCAATCTCGGCAAGGCAACGGATCGCGAAGCGGCGGACCGATTCCTTGTCGAAGGTCGAGCGCCGCGGCCGTTTGATGCCGTATTTTTTGCGCGCTTCCGGGGTCAGGTCCGCGATGTTCAATCGCGCGGCTTTCGTGGTCATGGTCTTTCCTTTCGTCAGTGGATTTGAATGTGCCGTTTGCGCACGTTCGCGCATTCGACAACGTCATTTTATCAAATCGACTTTTCGAAATTTCCCGAAACGAACGAACCGACAAGGACTTACCGAAATCCGCCGACTGATTCCATTGGCGAAAAATAGTGCTTGACACGGGTTTAGCCGGTTTTCGGATTTGCCGGGACAAAATGACGCCGCCGCAAAAATATTTTCGTGTGCGCTGAATCCGTCCCGCTCTGTTTTGCCGTGTCCGTGTGCGTCCCGCGGCGTCTCACAACTGCGCCGACCTGAGCCGCCCGGGCCTTGCGCTTCGAAAAAAAATAGCGGACATTCCGCGCCAACATGGGAGAACGCAACCGCCCGCCGCAATTTGTGCGACGGGAAACGCCGAAGCCGACACCGCCGCCAATCGCGCCGGGGACGCCGACTCCCAAAAAGTAAACACGACCAAGCGGCGACGGATTGCCGGTCCGCATAGGGAAGCAAGCCTATGGACCGCGCACTTTTCCCGACAGGCGACCGCTGCAAAGCGTTTTCAGTCCTTACACTGAAAACCGTCGACGCCGCGCCGAGTGCCAAGCGCCGGTTGATCGGCACCGCGACAACCCCGAAGCCCGACCGCATGGAAGACGTCGTTGCACCCGACGGCGCGCAATTCTCGTTGCCGCTTTCCTTCCTTGCGCATCACGACTCGCGCGAACCAATCGGCAATGTCGTGTCCGCGAAAGTGTCCGCCGACGGCATCACTATCGAATGCGAGATACCCAGCGAAGACGAAGTCGCCGCACAAAACGGCGCGCTTGATTACATCGAGCGGGCGTGGTCGCAAATAAAACTGAAACTTGTCCGCGGACTGTCAATCGGATTTCGTCCGCTCGAATGGGAACCGATCAAGGGAACGAACGGGTTCCTTTTCAAAAAATGGGAATGGCTTGAACTGTCGTCCGTGACGATCCCGGCGCAGTCCGAAGCCACCATCGACACGATAAAGGCACTAGCGCACGGCAGAGTCCCCGCCGCGTCCGGCACCAATGCGACCGCGCCGCGCTTGTCCCTTCCTTCCGCCGCGTCCGGCGCGATCCGCAAAAACCTTCAGGTATCAACTGCCATGAATCTATCGCCACGTATTGAAGCGAAGCAAAACGAAATCGCAGCGCTTCGCGATCAGCATGCGACATTGGAAGCATCCTTCGCCGACCGCGATCCCAGCGAAGACGAATCCGCACAAGTCCTTGCACTGTGCGACCGGATCGACGCCGAAGAACGGACGCTTGCAACCTTCAAGCGTTCCGAACAATCGCGCGCGCACCAAACGACCGCCGTCGTCCCCGCTTCGGGACAGCGTTCCGCGTCGATTCACACGATGCGCCCGCGCACCATTCAGCGCGCGCAAAAAGCCGACTTGATAATGAAGGCGGGAATCTGCGTCCTGCGTGGACACGCGCGCAAGGCGAACCCCTTCGATATCGCCAAGACGGACTTTGCAGGGGACGAAGAACTGGCGCTGATCGTGAAAGCCGCGGTCAACCCCGCGGACACGGTCACGCCGGGATGGGCAAAGGAACTCGTCGGCGAACAGGTCGGCGAACTGGTCGACGTGCTGGCGCCGATTTCGGTTTATGGCGCGCTGGCATCGCGGGCGCTGCGCGTGAACTTCAGCGGCGCCGGACTGATCCGCGTGCCGTCACGTTCGAAGACGCCGAACCTTGCGGGCGTGTTTGTCGGCGAAGGCAAGCCGATTCCCGTCAAGCAGGGTCACATCGACAGCGTGAATCTGTACCCGCACAAGGCCGCTGTCATCTCGACGTTCACGCGCGAACTCGCGATGGCGACGTCGAACCCTTCGATTGAAAAAGTGATCCGGGATGGCATTCTCGACGACACGTCGATTTATATCGACACGGCGTTGCTCGATGCCGCCGCCGCCGACTCGATCCGACCCGCCGGTTTGCTGAACGGCGTCGTGACGATCCCGTCGTCGGGCAATGCTTCGGATGACATGCAAGCGCTGTTGACGGCAATCGTTGCCGCTGGCGGCGGGCGCAGTGTGGTCGTCATCATGAACCCGATCCGCGCAATAAGCCTTGCGTTCACGACCAACGCGACCGGCGCTTTCATCTACCGCGACGAACTCGCGCAAGACCGTTTCTTCGGCGCGTCGGTCATTCGTTCGACCAATGTTCCGCCCGGAACAATCATCGTCATGGACGCCGCAGACTTCGCGACCGCGACGGGCGATTCGCCGGAATGGGACGTTTCCGACGTGGCAACAATCCATGAGGAAGACACGACCCCGTTGCCGATTGTCGACGCCGCGGGCGTTGCTGCGAAGCCGATCCGCTCACTGTGGCAAACGGCTTCGATTGGCATCCGGATGATTTGGCCGCTGACGTGGGCCATGCGTCGCACCGGGATGGTCGCGGCGATGACGGACGCTGCTTGGTAAAGAGTTAGACAAGAGGGCACGACGCACCCGGCGCGAATGAAAGCGCGCCGGGTTTTTTCACGAAATGAGGGGGCGCGGGACATGACTGCAATTCTCGATGCAATCGTCGCGATCATCGTCGGCATTCCCGTGACTCTGGTCGCAACCGTCACGAATAACGAAGTCGCCTTGTGTGATCGCATGGGCGGCACCTATCAATCCGCCCCGGCGCCGACGGACGTTTGCCCGGGCGGTCACTGGTCGTCACTTGTCAGGCGAAAGGATCATCCATGAGAGGCATAAGCGGAACCATCCGGCGCGCGGGGTCGATCCTTTGGTCGGGCGCACAAACAGCGTCCGAATATTTCGTGACCGCGCCCTATCTGCATTTCGTGTCGCCCGCGCGCGTGGCTATCGGCTCGGGCGCGATGGTCTTGCACGTGCGCGGCGTTTTCCAGAATGGCGACACTGTGCAAGTCGGCGGCGCCGACCGGGCGACGACATTCGTCGACGGCGACGACATGACTGTGCCGATGACGCCCGCGGATTTCGCCGCCCCGGGAAAATTGCTGGTCAGGGTCAAGCGTGGCGCGCTGAAGTCGCGCGTCGCCCCGCTGTACGTCGGGCCTGACCCGCTGTCACCGTTGCCGCGCGCGCAATCAATCGTCCCGGACACCGTGTCGGCGGCGGGCGGCGATTTCCCGATCACGGTCACGGGGACGGGCTTCGCGCCCGGCGACGTGATCGTCGTCGACGGGGTTGCGCTGGCCGATAGCGATATCGTTTCCGCAACCGAAGCGACCGGCACCGTCGACGTCGACATACTCGGCGCAGGGACCTATCCGGTCGCCATGCGCCGCGGCGCCGCGACGACGCAAACGAAACCGCTGACGGTTACCCCATGAGCCGCCGACACGACGACATGGTCGCGCTGTGGGTTCACGGCGGACCCGGACCGCACGGCGGGCCGCATTACATGCCGCGCGCGAAAGCCGAAGAACTGATCGCCGCCGGGTTCGCTCAGGACATGAAGCACATCGACTCGCGCAAACTCAAAGCGATCAAGCCCGAGGGCGCACCCGCCGCGGGCGGCGAATATCTCACGCGCGAAATGCGCGCGGGAAAGCCGAAGCGCCGTGGCCGGTAGGATCGCAACCGCACTCGCGCGCGTCGCGAACGCTGTCG